CGTCACTCACAGAAGCCAAAAACGCAGTTGCCGAACTAAAACAGCTACTTAACGAAGCTAAGGAGCGACTTCACTCTTTCGAAGTGGAGAAAAAACTGCAACAGATTTCACAGATCATCAAGGAGGTTACACCATGGAAAACGTAGCAATACTTGAGTCAATTGAGAACATCGGTAACGAACTGAAAGAATTCAAGGGAGCGTACGACAAAAAGCTCGAGGAGCTTTCTAAACCAAAGGACTTTGTAGTACCGCCCGACGCGATCAAAGCAGCAGTCGATTCTTACCTAAGGGAAAGGGCAATGGGGCAACCTGTTCCTTCCGTCGTTGACAAATCGACCGAGAAAGACGTGCGAATGCTCTGCAAGGCTCTGCTTGATGGAGACAGAATGGCAGCAAAAGCACTTTCGGAAGGCACGGACAGCGCAGGAGGTTATCTTGTTCCTGACGAATTTGTGGCGAGAGTCGATGAAATGGCAATTGAGTACGGTCTCGTTAGACAGTTTGCAAACGTGTTCAACGTCTCGAGCAAAACAATCAACATTCCAAAACTCACTGATGAGCCGACGGTTGTCTGGGTTAGCGAGGGTGGAACAATCTCAACAGGGCAACCAACATTCGGTCAGACTCAGATAACAATTAAAGACGCTGGAATAATCGTTCCTATCACGAATGATCTCCTTGACGATGCCGCGGTTCCAATAACAGAAATCCTCGGAAGAATCTTTGCCAGAGCTTTTGCAAAAGCAGAGGACTATCAGGCATTCAACGGAGACGGCTCTGTGTTCATGGGGATAATGAACCACGCAGACGTTCCCACAGTAACAATGGGTACAGGCGACACTGGATTCACCAGTCTTGCCGCGACAGACCTCCTAGACCTTAACGCAGCTGTTCATGAAGCCGCAGAAGCCAACGCTAGATACTTCATGCACCGAACTGTACACAATCTGGTGCGCAAAATGACAAACGGAAGCACAGGACCGTTCCTGTTCCCAGGGAACGACATCTGGGGCTATCCATACAGCAAGACCAGCCTCCTGAAGAGCGTTTCCGACTCTGCCGTAAGCACGAAGTTTATGGCTTTCGGAGACATGAGCAAGTTGTACTTCGCTAAGAGGAAGGAAATCTCCTTGCAGCTCTCGAATCAGGCGACTGTGGGTTCAACCAACCTTTACGAAACAAACATGGTTGCGATCAGGGTTATCGAGAGGGTAGGAATGGCAATAGCTTTCCCATCAGCTTTCGCTACTCTGAAGACCGCTGCTTCTTAATAGAGGGGCTTTGCCCCTCTTACTCTTAATTCAGAGGTGAATAACATGAGAACAAAACTTGCGCTTGTGCTGATACTCGTTTTCACGTTCGCGTTGCTGTTCGGATTTACGATAATCCAGAACACAAAGGCGTTCGAAATTTATCCGATGGCAACAATAACCGCCCTCGCGACACCAACGACAGTTGATCTGCGCGGATATGAGCGCATGCACGTTATAGGCCAGTTATCCGCTTCCGCGACAACCACAACAGTCACAGTTAAGTACTACAAATCGACGACCGCGGCAGGAGACAAAACGCTAGTTTATACAGGTTCAGCGGTAACTGACGCAACAGGCTGGTTTGAGCTTGAAATAGTGAAGGACATGAGTTATCCGTTTATAACTTTCAGTCTCACGCCTTCCGCAACATTAACGGTTGGAGTTGTAGGTGTATTGTACGGTTCAAGCGCTGCTCCGTTCTAAGGAGGTAATAAATGAAAGTTCGCATATTGAAACCAGTGTTCCTAGGGGCGGTCGTTCCTGCTGACACTGAGAAAGAAATCTCCGAAGATGATTACTCGAGATTCGGCAGTGAATACTTCGAACTCCTAGAAGAAGGGAATGACTCACATGGTAACGCTGACAGAACTGAAAACGCACCTAAGAGTGCTAGACGATCAGCACGATCAAAAACTTAATCAACTGCTGACTCAAGCAATAGCATTCGTAAAGAAGTATTGCGGAAGGCAGTTCACATATGCAACCTACACAGAAGAAGTCGATTTCGTAAACGGTGTAGGTTTCATTCTTGAATCCCCTCTCTCATCAGTAACGTCAATAGTCGACTATCTAGGCAACGAGTACGAAGTATCCCACACATCAAGAGTGTGCATGATTCACCTTATCAATAGAATCACACGCACGCTCACGGTTACATACGTGGGAGGGTACTCAGTCATTCCTGCTGACCTGAAGCTGGCTGTCCTTCAATGCTGCGAATTTATGTGGAACAAACCTGTCGGAGTCCACGGAACAGGCGAGGCTGAACTGAGGACTTATTACGAAGCCTTTGATACCTTGACTTTAGATATGTACAAGGTAGTGCGGATATGAGCTTGATTTGGAGAGTAAACAGAGACGGAGAGTTGATCTCGCTAGAACGTCCTGTTCACTCCATTGATTCTGTGCGAGGAGAAAGAACGCTCACCTCCACACTTGTTAAGAGGTTCAAAGGCATTGTTCGACTTGCCAGTATAGACGAGCAGTCGCAGTTTCAGGGGGTAGTGTCTCATGGGTCGGTTGTCGTCTATACAGACTTTGTGCTGCAAGAAGGAGACATAGTTTTGTGGCGCACAAGACGGTATGTTGTTGACGCAATCGTACTTCACAAGTCTATATACAAAGCCTTGTGCAAGGAAGAAAAACCATGAAGCACGCAACTTTCAAGACAGTCGGATTCAGGGATTTCAGGACTAGAACCGCGCGACTGAAGAGGGGAATGGTCGCAGGTGTGGATGAAGCGTTGGAGGGGCTTGCGAGCAAGGCAAGGAATTCGGCTCGGATAAGGCTTCTCGGTCACAAGAACATTGCAACAAAAGCGCTTTACGATTCGCTTGAAATAAGAAAAGTTGCGTTCTGGACTTATGAGATGGGTACTCCGCTAGATTACGGTGTGTGGGTCGAAAAAGGAACTCGCCCTCACTGGCCTCCTTTGAAGCCCCTTGTGGAATGGTCAAAGGTGAAACACCACCACTCAGAACAAGAGGCATACGCTCACGCAAAAGCTATCCAAAAGACGATCTCCGAGAAGGGAACAAAGCCCTATCCCTACATGAGACCTGCTCACGAAGCGATCAAGAAGATTGTGGGCGTTGAAGTGGCTAAAGCGATACGACACAGCGTGCTGAAAGGAAGATCGTTATGGAGAACTGGATTGATTCGCTAATCACAGTCTTAAAGACATACGTAACTTGTCCAGTTACAACCGCATGGCCTGACGTTAACGCTACCTTTCCTCAAGTGGTGATTTCAAGAATCACAGGAGAGCCAGTTTTGAGGCAAACAGTAATTCAGGAGAGCAGAACAGACACAGCCACAGTCCTGAAATACGCAGTTAACACCCACTCAGTGCTATTTCAAATTGACATATTCGCAACCTCGAGCAGAGAGAGAGATCAACTGTTTTCAAACGTAGTGAATGGCGTTAGGTCGATTCAAGTAGCGACAGCGAACGCGCCAATTCTTTTCAGAAGAATACCGTTCTTCGAATCAATCGACGAAGACGACGCGTATAGATTCAGGATCGATGCGCGTTTCTGGTGCTTTGAGATTTCTGAAGCTACTTACAAACTTGTACTCGATACGCAAGCACAAATAATTAAGGAGGTCTAACAACATGGCTAGAATAATCCCGGGCGTATATACGAACGTCCGAACGTCAGGCGTTGCTCCTACCACAGGGGTTAATAACGGCGTTGTTGGGTTTGTGGGAGACTTTGTGTTGGGTCCCGTTGGTGAAGCAATAGTCATCAACAGTCTTTCGGACATCGACACCAAACTCGGAGGGTTGGCGAAGGCAGACGCTAAGAACCTCTACGCGATGCTTCTCCAGAGACCGAGAAAGATTAAGGCGGTTAGAATCGTCGGGTCGGGTGCGGCTAAGGCAACCATTACTCTTGACGATGCCACTGCCGCTGACTCTCTTGTCCTGACCGCATTGTTCGAAGGCGCATATGGTAACGACATTAGCGTACAAATCGCTAGTGATGTATTGACGATAACGTACGGAGACATAATCGAGACATACAACGTGGGTACTGTCCTTGCGACACTCGTCTCCAACATAAACAATTCGAGTGAGATCGTGACCGCTGCTGCTGCCTCTGCAACCGACGTACCGACAACAGTTGCAGCTACTGACTTGTCTGGCGGTTCTGACGGAACAATAAATGACGCGGCATACGTCGGTGGATACAACGCAGCGACAGACACAAGAACAGGACTTTCGGTACTAGACGTTGACAACGAAGTCGAAATTGTCACAATAGGTGGAACACCCTCATCGACAAAGAATACCGCCCTTCTCTCACACGCGGATTCCAACCTCAGAATAGCTGTCGTGCCTTTCGTCGCAACCGATATGTCCACCATACTTTCGGAGAAGTCAGGCTACGAGTCAACGGACGGTCAGAGGTTTGTCGCCTACCCGAACGTCGTATTCTCAATTAGTGGAACTAACACAACGATAAACGCTGCATTCCCGATTGCTGGAATACTCGGAAGAATTGAACCACACAGATCTACCGCAAACCAATTCATCTACGGAGCAGTTAGTTTGTCGAGAGGACTCACAACTTCCGAAACTGAACAGCTTATCTTAGCGAGAGTGAATCCTATCACTCTCAAAGGAACAGGATATGCCGTAAGACACGGCCTTACCCTGGCAACATCAACGGATTGGCAGCAGATAGGAAACAGAAGGGTGTTCAACATAATCGCAAAGGACATGGATGACCTTCTCGATTCGTTCACTGGCGAACCGATAGACGCTGAACTCTTTGCGAGAGTTGTTGCAAAACTCAACGGTTACATGAGCGCATTGCTTTCTGCGAGATGGATCTCGGGATACAGAAACATCTGTGACGCAACGCTGAACACCGCAGAAACAATCGCGCTAGGAAACCTCAAGGCGCAGTCGTACGTTGCTCCTGTCAACATCGCTCACTACTTGCTTGTTGACATAAACAAGGTAGTAACCGTAACGCCGCCTAGCGCAGTTGAATAAGGAGGAATGAGTCATGGGTGTTTCAACTATGGTTCATGGTGAAAACGCAGTATTGACAGTCAGCGGTGGGATTAACGTTGCGGTCGATGGCGAAGTTGATATGACAATTGAAAAGAACGTCGTTGAGAAGAACCTTAGGGGCGTTGCTGTAATCTATCACATACTGTCAAAGAAAGTGAAAATCTCAGGGAGCTTCACAGGAGTTCCTAATACTGGAATCTGGCAGGACATTGTGAAACCGTTCTTGGGAGCGGACGAAATATCCGCGGAAACTGATCTCAGTACGATAGGAGATCAGGACAACATGGAAATCACAATGACCGTGGAAAACGAATCGTTCGTACTGCTCGACGTGAAGATAACTCAGGTCAAGCCTCAGTCACCAAATGACGATGTTGTAAGTGCGGCATTCGAGTTCGTTGCGAACGGAGTAAAAACAGGTACTGGTGCTTAGTGTTTCATGAGCGGTGAGGAAACTCACCGCTTTACCTTATTGGAGGTGAGTTTGTGAGCGACAGGAAAGTTTTTGAGGAAAAGACAATTGACGTTGAGGTGTCAAGCGGAGTCTATACGTGCAAGATGGTGAAGATGAAAGACATGGTAAATGCTACATCTAAGAACGAAACGATGAAGTCAATGCAGATCGTGGCAGCGTCTATTATAGCTAAGGACGGAAAGGAGATCAAGCTGAACCCTATGGCTGATCTTGCCGAATGGCCTGTCGGAGACTTCCAGAAGATTCAAAAAGAAGTTATGGAGTTCTCAGGAATTGATTTGTCTGAATTCGAAGCAAAAAACTAGTCACTGAAGAGATAATCAAAATCACAATCTTATGTAAATACCTTCATTTCACATATACAGAAGTCTCTGAAATGTCTCCCGAACAAGTAGAAGTGTTCCTTGCGGCATTGGAAATGATTGTTAAGGCAGAGTCTGAGGGGGTCAACAAATGATAAACTTCACAGACGCTTTGAAGCTGTCAATAGTAATTACTGCTGTTGACAGGTTCTCGACTGTTATAGACAGGGTTACTAGAAAAGTGAATGACCTAGGCACTGATGCCGATAAATCCCTCGCAAAGACCGCTGAAAACTTCAACAAGGTCGGAAACGTTCTGCTAGGCGTGGGCGCTGTTGCAATAGGGGTCACAGCATCAATGGTGACCGCAGCGGCTAAGTGGGAACAGTTGCTTGTGGGAGTAAGAAAAACAACGGGGCTCGAGGGGTCACCCCTCGCGCTCCTTTCTGAAGACCTGCTTGAGCTTTCAACACGCATGCCGAAAACAGCAGAGGAGATTGCCGAAATGGCTGTCGTGGCAGGGCAGCTGGGTGTTCACATAAACAAATCGACAGGCGCAATGTTCGATAACGCTATCGAAAGGTTGTCGCAGTTCACAGAAGTTACTTCGAAGATGAGCATATCCGATAATACGGTTTCAGCAGAAGGTTGGGCAACATTCTTTGCGCGTATGTCTAACGTGTTTGACATTCCAATCTCAGATATTGAAAGGTTAGGTTCTTCCGTTAACGAGCTAGCGAATACGACTACCGCGACAGGAGAACACATATCGAACGTTATGACTAGGATAGGGAAGGCAACAGACAACATTTCGGCAGAACAGGTAGCCGCTCTTGCAGCCACGCTCTCAGACGTAGGTGTTCCTGCCGAACGTGCTGGTACAGCCATGAGGCGTGCGCTCATAGACATGACTGTGAGAAGAAAGCAAATAGCACAGATGCTCAAAATGCCACTTGCAACTTACGACAGAATGTTCAATGAAGATACAATGGGAACGTTCATCTTCATGCTCGAAAAGATGGCAGAAATGCCTCAGACAGAGCGTGCGAGCAATATCGCGAAGATATTCGGAAAATTCGGGTACGAAGCCATAAACAAGTTAACAGGCAACATTGACATTCTACGGAAGAACCTTAACACATCTCTTACCGCATGGGAACAGAACATATCAATCGCGCAGGAGTCAGCTAGAGCATCAGATACGGTTGCGGCTAGAACCCAGATGCTAGAGAACACTCTGTTCTTCTTGAGGGTGGAAATGGGAACTGCCCTTCTGCCTGTAATGTCTGCTGTACTGGACGTACTAAGGGGTTTTACTAAGTGGCTTGCAAGAATGCCTGACTGGTTGAAAACAACGATAGGGCATTTCACTCTTTGGGGTGGCGTAGTGGCAATAGGTACTGGTCTCTTCTTGAAGTTTGTCTCAGCTCTGATCTACCTGAAACTTCTGAAGCCACAGATCATAAAGACATTGCTCGAGACTAAAAACCAGTTGATTGATATGTTCAGGTATCTAAGCAATACGAAAGCGATAAGAGCAATGGGGCAAGGCATTAAGTGGTTCGGCTCGGTTTCCGTCAACGTATTCAAGACAATGGGCAAATTCATGTGGACGGTATTCTCTAACCCGACCTTCCTAGCAATCGCAGGGATAACCGCGGCAATAATCGGACTCATTTACCTGATAAAGAACTGGAACAAGGTTATGGCGTGGGCTAAGGGAAACTGGAAAGCGTTCATTGGAACAATCAAATGGATGTGGGAAGCATTTGTAGATGATGTCTCCTATCTCCTTTCGGGAATTGTAGGTACTGCGATCAAAGCATTGAACGCTGTCGGAATGCAGATGGAAATGCCCGACTGGATAGAGGAAAGGTGGGCTAACGAGCAGTACCAGAGGATAGCGAAACTGAAGAACAACATGATGAGCACAGTCATCGAGGTTTCAGACGTGGGAAAGGACAAGTGGCAGAATCAAGCCAACCTGCTTACAGAATTGTTCGGTGACGCTTTCATATCTGGGAAAACGACTATGGTCGAGATATTGAAAGAACTGAACCGCGCCACCTGGACAGGTACTCTGAAAAGCACTCAGGGATTGTATGACCTCGTTCTCAGGCTTTCAGAATTGACAGGAGTGGAACTAGACCCGATCAAGCTTCAGTCGTATGGTCTTACACAATTGACGGACGAAGTGGTCAATTTTCAGAACGCTTTGACTGACATGGACAGAGTCGATTTCGTAAAGACTCCGTTCAGTCAGATGTACGAACAGGTCACAGGACGCGATTACGGTGCGCTTCTTGCGGCAGCATTATCTAAAAGCAATCTGACACAGACCGCTATTGAAGAAGAGATCGCAAAAATGACAGCGGCTTCGTTCAGAAATACAGGCTACGATCAAGCGGAGTTTATAAAGAATTACATACGCACTCTAGAGCAGAAATTCTTAGGCATCTCGACACCGACCGGCGAATTCAGTGTTCAGATCGATCTAACTCCTAAAGTAACCATCAATCCTGAACAGGTGTTCCCAAAGGTTGTTGAAGACATGCAGAATACAATAAAGGATATATCTTTCACGGACATTGCTATGGGTGCAGGGTTAGCACCTTCGGCATTTGTCGAGCTTGCAAAGACAGTAGGAATGAGCAACATAATTAAGTGGGATAAATTCATATCGGGACTCGAAGGGGCAGAATTAGCAGCGAAACAAACCTCGATTGTATCAATGATAGCGTCCGCGATCGACGAGAACGGAAACATTGCAAACGGCGCCATGGAAAGGTTAGCGTCGGGACTCATAGCCTACCTCCCTCAATCACCTGCGAAAGTCGGACCTTTGAGGGGTCTTTCAAAGGTAGGAAAAGCAATTGTAGGAATCATCTCCACAGGGATAAAAACGAGCCTGTCCAAAGCCGCTGATGTTATGGCAGAACTAGGCTCAAAGATGAAAACGACATTCGAAGAAGAGATGAAGAAACCTCTCAACGTCACTCTGGGTAGCTTCTTGAAGAACCTAGGTCTATCCAGCGCAATCAAGGACATAAACGATTTAATAGGAATGATTAACACGTTCTCCGAAACTCCTATTGCAAAAGGAATCGACGAGCAACTGGGGGGCAAAGTGTCAGGATTCCTGTCAACATTGTCAACTGTGATGGGAGGAGAGACTGCCGCGCTCGCTGCAACGCTAGGTGAAGCAGGAATGATTCTCAGTGCGGTTATCACAGGTGTGAATACCGCCTACAAGCTATTCGGGAAAGAGAAATGGTTTAGGGATATGGTTGGTCCTGCGGAGAAGGAACTGAAGAGGCTATACAGCGACGTGAAAGAATTCTTCAGCCCTCTCACAGAACTCTTCAAGTCTATCGCGCCTTTCATAGGCAAAATGCTGTCACTTCTAGTGCAATTCAGCCTAGTTAACCAATTCAAAGTGCTTTTCACAACGGCAAAGTGGCTTTTTACCTTCATTCAGAAAGTATTCAAGGCTATCGAAAAAACGTTCGAACCGTTGCGAAAGACGTTCAGGGAAGTCAAGAGATTGCTAGACGACACCTTCGAAAGGCTCAATACGGCATGGAAGGCGTTGTGGGAAAGCATTAAGCCACTGTTTGATGCAGGTCTTGATTTAGTGATCGAAACGTTAATCATTCCATTGAAGATAGTAGCAGCACTCCTAACACCAATCGTGAGCGGTATAGCGTGGGTTGCGGAGAAAATCGCGAAATTCGTTAACGAAATTGTTGACATAATCTACAAGATCGCGAATCTGTTTGGCATTAAGTGGGTAAGGACGCAGCCTGAAACTGGCAAGAAATACGCGTCTGGCGGTCTAGTATCAGGGAGAGGCACATCTGTTTCGGACAGCATTCCTGCATGGCTCTCAAACGGAGAGTTTGTGATGAATGCTAGAGCAACTAAAGAAAACCTTCCTACGCTTCAGGCAATGAATAGAGGTCAACTAACTGGCAACAGGACTATTATTATCGAGAAATTCATCATACAGGGAGATCCCGACCCGAGAAAGACGGCAGAGGTAATAAAGAGGGAACTCAACAAACTGCTTCTGCAAAGTGGGTGATGCAATGGTCAAGATTGTTCAAGACGAAACTGAACTCACCGTATATCCAGTAGAGAAGATCGATCGGAGCGGGGGCGGTCCTCGCTTCGACTTCTTTGAACCCTTATCTGGAAAGAAGATTGCAATATACAAAGGAACGGAGTACGAGATATTCAGAATGAATCTTTCTTTAACTGCCCCGGAAATGGTGACGCTGCGAGGTATGTTCAAAGCTGGAAGAATGTGCCAATTGGTAATCGACAACGCTGAATCGTATAACGTCGTTATAACCGAATGCACTGTTGAAGATTATGACGAGACCAAAGAAATTCCTGTGGTTCTTGAAGAAGTCTCTCAAGTTATAGACGATTCTAACTGAGGTGATCTGATGTCTCTTGACCTCACAAAAGTGTCTCGAATTGAAATAGACAGAACTAGACAGCAGGCAAACGACACAGCGATTATCGAAACGCTTTTTAACTACTCTCCATGGGAGTTTCTGGGAAGGGCGCAAATCGATTACAAGGGAATTTCGTTTGACGGAATTGTGCAGCAGATAGAGAGGAAAGATTCAGTTAAGACATACACAATTGCCGCTCCTTCTATACTACTTTCGAGAAATGAATGTGAAGTGGCGTTCGAAGAGGAAATTGCAATCGAAGACTTGCTGCACGAAATTGCACCCGAATTCACTGTTCACCTTGATGAGGACTTAGACCTGTACTCGGACGCGAACTCTTTAGGAAAGCTCAAAGAGGACATAATAAAGGAAATCGCCGAGTATTACGGAATGCAATACTACATTGGCGATTGGAACATCTACATCATGTACGAACTTCCTGATGAGATTGCCAACTCCACTAATCCAGATTTAGTGCAGGAAGGCGACGAGGTCTCGTTGACCGACAATGACATATTCTTTGAAGAGACAGAAAATGTGGGCGGTTCTGAAGTGTTCACCAAAGTTTTGGCTAAGTCTTACCTCGATGAATCAAACGAACCCTATCAAAAGGAGATCCAGATTATTGACGACTCAGGATACGAGATCGTCGAAGTTCTCAATTCCGATGACCTTTCAGAAGCCACCACGCCTGAACAAGTTGATGCTATCGCAGAGAAACGAGCGCAGGAAATTAGGGAAGAAATGTCCAGAAGGCAATTCACCATCCTACTGACAAACATTAAGCCTTCGATGGTCGTCAACTATGACGCCACTCGGTATAGCGTGCTAGAGGTTAAACACACCATAAACATGCAGAGTGAAAGGACGGAAATAACTGTATGCGAAGCTTAGAACGTTTAATCGAGCGGAAGCAGAAAAGGTTTCCAATGGAGATAGGAATAATTCAGTCCGTTTCAACGACCTATATTTCCGTTTACATACCAATAATGCGCAAGACAGCTCAGTGCGCAATCCCATCGTTCATGAAGCAGCAGATCAGGATTCCTCAGTATTCAATTTCTGCCTCTCTTCCAGCAGCAGACGTTTATATAAACAGGTTCAACCTTGAAGACATGATAGGTCACAGAGTGGTAGTGCTGAACCCTAGAACACACCCTCAAATAGGCGCGATATGGGAGGTCTGAAATGGATATTGCAATTCCTCTTTCTTCCTTATATAACGACATGGCGATAACATCGGACAGCGTCAACCAGATTAGACACCTAGCGAAGGCCATCGGATATATAGATGACGTTCTTGTTCATGCTGCTCGCTTGCGCGCCTTGCTGGACAGGTACGACATTGACGCTCAGGTGAAGGTAGAGAACGGAGTAGAAATAGTTGACTATGAAAGCGTGGCGATATTGCTATGACTAGAGAAGAACTGTATGCGAGCATGAAGGCATACTTTCTTGCAAACCAGAATAAGGTTACGACACTAGATGAGCCAGGTGTTATTGCCGCAATCCTCGAAGCGTTTGCCTCAGAATTGGAAACGCTTTACACTGAGTTAGATGCGACGATAGACAGGGCATTCCTAGGAACCGCGACAGGAACTGATCTAGATGCAATAGGAGCGCTCATAGGTTGTTCGAGAAGGGCAGGAACAAAAGCACAGGGATATGTGAGATTCACTGCAAATTCTGCTCCTTCTTCCGATATAACAATTCCCGAAGGAACAAGGGTTAGGACTCTACTGCTTGCCGACAAAACCTACCTTTCATTTGAGACATACTCGGACGCAATCCTCGAGGCAGGAAATACTTACGTAGATGTACTTTGTGAAAGCGTAGAAGTGGGTTCTAAGTACAACGTGTCAGCAGGATTGGTCTTGAAAATAGAGACGCCCATATACGGAGTTGATTCAATATCTAACGCTGCTGCTTTTGTGGGAGGTACGGACGAAGAGACGGACAGCGATTACAGAGCGCGAATCCCTGTTTATCTCGAAGGTTTGAAACGTGCTACTGCAACAGCTCTGATTAGCGCGGCAATGAGTGTTGACGGAATAATTGATGCTGTCGTTGAAGATGGCGCGACACCCGGGACAGTCACAGTAACGGTCGCGAGTTCTAGCGGCACAGTGCCTGCGGAAACAATCACAGCAGTTGAAGAGGCTCTAGAAGATTATCGAGGCGCGGGAATAGAAGTTACGGTCGTAGGGGCTACAAACGATTCGACAAATTGTTCCTTCAATATCTATCTCGAAGAGGAAGCGGTAAGCGCGACGGTAGAAGCTGCTTGCGAAACGGCTGTCGCTGCATACCTCAATTCGCTTGCGATTGAAGAGACCGCCTACTACTTCCAAATAGTCAAGATACTAATGAGCATAGATGGGGTTTTGAACATCGCGTCACTTTCTTTAGGCGGTGGAACTGCCGACATCACACCGTCATCGGGACACAAGATAGTTGCAGGGACCATCTCGGGTACGGTGGTAACATGATAAAGCAATACTGCCCCGAATACATATATGAAGAGTCTGTAGCCTTAGAAGCGTTAATCAACGCGGCACAGTCGGAGATCGACGCGTTTTCTTCCTCGATAACTTCATCAACCGTGAGCTGGTTTATAAACACTGCAACAGGAGATTACCTAGACAGGATAGCCTCGCTGGCCTCTCTTCAAAGAGAAGGCAGGACAGACGAACATTTCCGCACCGCTATTCTTTCTAAGATCGGAGGAATAGCAGGGATCTTGTCTGTGCTGCTGTCAATAGCTCAGGAAGTCACTAACGATGAGGCGTACATTACCGAACCTGTTGCAGGGCAGATCAAGGTTTATACAAAGGCGAGCGCAACAACTGGCAAAGCAGACATACTAAAAGCGAGAATCAGAATGGCAAAGGTTGCGGGCGTAGAAGACTTGTACGAACAATTTACAGGTCTTATAGACACTTATTCGATGACAGAATCTTTGAGTATATCTGAGATAATGCCTCCTTTCGTTTGGGATACAGCGGAGTGGGAATTTGCAGAATGGAGCTGATGCAATGAATGAGATATTTTCAATGAGCGGAGCGGCACGATTCGTAGTGTTTGGCCCGAGAGGGATAAGAAAGTATGAATACAAGAATCTCATAGTCGATGCTGGGAAGAACGTTGTGAGGGATCTCCTAAATTCAGGTTCTGGACTTGCGCTTAGCAGAATAGCATTAGGAACAGGGACAACAGCAGCAACGGCAGCGGATACTGGACTGGAGGCTCAGACATTCATAAAGAACATTACAGAAAAAGTTGTGTCATCAAAGCAGGTTCTGTGCAAAATGTTTATACGTACAGGAGACATATCTGGGACATTCAACGAGGCAGGCCTTTTTGCAGGCACAACACTGTTCTCAAGGATAGTTCTAGGCACAGCGATAGTTAAAGCATCTGACGAGTCGCTTTACGTAGAATGGGAAATAAATTTTTGAGGTGAAATTATGGCGTACGAAGCGGTGGACATAGTTACAGGATCTGTAATCGAAGCAAGCTGGGGAGACAAGATTGAGTCTCATCTTGAAAGATTAGGTGCTTACAGAGGAGTGGTGGCATCTGCAGCTAACCTTCCTGATGTATCTACCTTAGACGAAGGTGACTGGTTCATACTAAAAACAGAGCAAGAGATAAGAATGTGCATTAGTGGAGCATACGTAACGTTAAAGTTCCCGCCTACTTACGAAGTAGCCACACAGGCTGAAGCTGAAGCTGGTACAAGCGATGTCAAATATATGACTCCTTTGAAGACTGCACAATCCATAGCAGCACTTGAATCAGTATCAAGCGTAAACGGGGAAACGGGAGCTGTAAGCCTTTCGGCTGCTGACGTAGGCGCTGCAGCTTCAAATGATGATGGGCTTACAACAATAAGTGATACAGCTCCGTCAGCGCCAGTAGAAGGTAAACTCTGGTATGACAAGTCAGAGAATAAACTGAAGAGTTATGACGGAGCTAATTGGAACAAATTAGATGGCAGATTGACGGATATATCTGGCTATACACTGGATGATTTATACAATTATATTGCTGATCTTCCGGTAGAACTGTGGCTCCCGCTTTTAGGTGATACAATTGGTGCTCCACACTTGTTTAACAGCGCTAGCAGACGCGCTGTTATTTATAACTCTCCGCTCTTGATATCGAGTGTGTTATTGTACAACGCAACAAAAGAAGTGTATAAATCAAACTCAACAGCAAGAGCGGAGGTTTTTAATAACGCGTCTAGGGTAAAACACTGGATAAACTATCCTGACTTATTTTGGCGGTCGTCAAACTCTGGAACAACTGGGTTGTTGCAACTGTGGTTAGATTCAATGACTAAGTATGGGAGTGTAGCTGTAAATTACATAAGTGCGCCTAGTATGCCAGTTAGGTATGGATTCCTCATACCTAATTCTACAACAAGCACCTATAATTACTTTAGGATTTCAACTTGGGATTTGACAAACATCAATACTTTGACTTGCAGAGTTAAACTTACAGCACACGCTTCTAATTCTTATAACTTTTCAAAGATTACAGTAAACGGGACAACAGTTTGGTATGCTAACAACACTAATGGTGGTGATTTTGACGGCACTGATGGAGTAGTACTTACCATAGATCTTTCTGGATACACTGGTGTTCAATACTTGTCGTTTGAGACGAGATCGTATTTTAGTTTGTTCGTGACAGAAATTGCTATCTCGTAAAGTATTGCCGCGCTTTACAGGCATTGATTCTACTGATTAACAGTTGTAAAAAGGCAATAAATGATTGTGCAGAACACTTCTGAGTATGGCAGAAGTAAACTTTTTGATGGAGGTTAAAAATGAGGAAAGTAGTTTTGGCTATTCTGGTTGTTTTTGTTGTAATTTCAACTGCAGGCTGTCTGTTCTCGGAGGAGTCGCTTACAATAAATGAAGAATACACTCTTCAGAGAGCAACAGAGAACCGCCCAATAGTAAAAAAGATTCAGTTTAGAGGCGTAGGACACGTAGGTAACTCCTACATTTGGGACGATGGTGTAAACCTTTATATCAAGATTGTTTCTCTAATGCCTGAATGGGAGATTAACAAAGCGGCTATCTTTTTCACTACGCCTGACAACAAGTATGCTCTCCCTAGAGATCCTAGGACGAAAAGACCTTCACTTTATGCGGGCCCTTATGCTCAGTATCCGCCAGTTGGAACATCCGAAGTTATATGGAGTGTGCCTTTGAGCGAATTTACAACATCATATGTAATATGGTGGACTTCCGTAGATTTCTTTAACAGGAGCATAAGAAAAAAACTTTCTCTCGGCGCGTGTGGAAACCGCTATTACTTCTAACAATTCTCAACATTAAAACACAATTCAAGCAACAGTTCACAAATGAGGTGGAGAGATGGCTAGTTATTTTACGTTAACGTTGGATACTACTGGCCCTGCGAGTCCGTCTATATCGTTGGATAGCGGTGCAGAGTATGCGACAGCTCAATTAGTAACAGCAACTATCGGAACGACTGACAGCCCCACTACTGGCTATCAGATGAAGATTTGGGGAGATGTGGATATTACCCATAACGCGAGCATTCAGACAACTGAAGCTGCGTCCGCGTGGATAACTTACGCTGTCTCTCAACAGGTGAAGTTATCTGCTGGCGACGGAAGCAAGACTGTATATCTAAAGATCAGAGATGATGTTTACAACGAAAGCTCTCAGGCAAGCGACACCATAATTCTGGATATGACGCTGCCTGTCGTAACTGTATCCAACGTATCCGCAACGAAAATCTCGAAGGTTGCTGGCAAGAACGAGATGACGTTCCAGTTTTCTGGCGATACGCAGTTTGACGCTTACAAGGTCAAGGTCGTTGCCACGTCTGGAGCTGCCCACGACACAGGAACTCAGATTGGAACGACTAACGGCTCTGCGAACGTCTCTGGAAGTACTGGAAACTATCCTGCTGCCACTCCTATCACCGTTACCATAAACGGAGCTGATCTCGAGCTTGCAAGTGGAGGAGACGGTGCAAAGATCATAAAAGTGTTTATACAAGACGATGCTGGAAACTGGTCAGCTTAATGGGGAGGGGCGTTAGCCTCTCTCCCTTTGGGGTGATTGTATGAATTACTTCATATTGGAACTTGACACCACATCTCCCGTTATTGAGATCGAGTGTCCAGATTACACGACAAAGAGAGAGCCTCTGCCGATCATCATTCAGGCTAACGAAGCTCTTGATTCATGGCACGACATATTCATAATAGACTCTCAAGGCACTAGGCACAATGTGATACTGACCCTTAACGGAGACAGGTTCGAAGGCTTTATCTCCTTCAACGACGTACATCACGGAGTGGCTACGATATTCGCTAGGACGAGAGATGAGGTCTTCAACGTATCCAACATAGCTCAGAAATCCATTTTGGTTATGGCTGATGCCGAGGTGTTTCTTGAAATCCTCATTAGCGAAGAGACAGCAGACTTACAAATCACAGAGGCAACTATGCCGATACAACTATCTGAGGCTGTTATGGCTCTCGTTTCGGCAGAAGAGACTCAGGACATTGAGACAAGCGAAAGTGCTAGAGAGATAGAACTTTCTGTTGAGTGGGAGTGAGACAATGCCTTATCAATCGGGAAACTCAATAAAACTAAATGCAACATTCAAGGACTACTCTGGCGATGCGGTTGACCCTGATCTCATCAGGCTGAAAGTGTATGACAGCAATCTGACTCTTCTAAGCACAATAACTATCGGAGCGGAGCATAAGCTCGCTGTAGGTAGTTACTTTTATATATATCAGTTACCTGCTCATTCAGAGAGTGCATACCCGACTGATCCCATCACAATGTACTCGTATTACTACGAATGGTACGCGGAGATCAGCGGTTCTGTTTCTTTGAAGCGAGCGAAGCTGGACGTGAGCTTTGTATGAGCGTCTTGATACTTTCTGTCAATAGATACAGGCTGTCATATATGAGCGGATTCGATTCCGCATTGGTAACATTCGAGTCTGATTCTGACCTAACCGCATGGCGAATAATGAAAGACGGTTCTTCATACGACACAGGAACGCTCCTAGAAGAACTTACTAAAGACTGGTCGAACCTCTCAGATGAAACGTGGAACGCACAGAGCACGAAGAGCTGGAACGAATTATTGAAACTCGATGCTGGTACAGACGTTACAGCGCAAATAGATGCAAGCGAGCTTGACTTGGGTTCAAACATAATAAACGTTTATGCGAGGGACACCAGCGGTAACTGGTCATTGAGGGAGAGCTGATTATGTCAACTACAACTACAAATCACGGGCTAACTAAACCTGCAGGAACTGACAATGTAGATATTAGTGTCCTTAATACAAACTTTGACAAGATAGACGCAATGTCTGTTCTATACAGCCAGTCG